GAACCCAATTATCCCATCCCGGACCAGTATATATACCATTGACTTGTTTATGATTAAACAAAGCTCGTATAGAATGAAATCTAACACGTGACATTTTCGTGTTGTAGTGTTCTTTATTAATTAAAAATACTATATTATACATATCTTGCTTTTAATTGTTCATAAATTGACGTTTCTGGATATTGTCCATGCTTATCTATGCCTAGCCGGCGCCATGCTTCATTCCATAAATGTAATCCATATATACTAGTACTAGGTTTTATTTTTTGACCGGGAATGACGAACAGTTTTGATCTAAACGGTGCAATAAAACAAAAAGTATGTATAGGTTTAATATATCGATTATAATTAAATTTATTTACAGCTTCATTTAACAGCTTAGGTCCGACGACACCCCATTCTAATAATTGTTTATCCTTTTTTAAACATTCACTATAACAGTAATCCATCAATTTATCATGCTTCGGACACTTAATAGCTCCAGTATTTAATATAGGTTCGTGGGTTTCATAATCTTCCTCAGAACAAAATACATACTCTTCTGTAAAATCCCATGGCTGTAGGCAAACCATATCTGTATCTACCCACCAGCCACCCTTTTCATATAAAAGCTTATATCGAAAATAATTAGAAAAAGCAGAATAAGATCCTTTACCCGGATCAACCTGATATGCAAAAATATCTTCCTTAGGTAAAATATCTGTACCGCTTTTTACAATTACTCCTTCCGGGACATTCTTTATATCTTCATAACAGTATAAATGAATCTCCATATTATTTTTAACGAACGAATTTAAAGATAATATCTCCATAGTTGAAAGAACATTTCCAATCCATAGTGTTTGAATAATATTACTCATAATTCTAATTGATTAACCCATAACTTTAAAATAGCATCATTGTGCCACAGCGCCTGATTAACAATATTTTCGTTTCCGTGAAAGGTAACTTCCGTTAACTTACATTCATCATATACAAGTGAAGCGTTTTCGGATAATGAAGAATGATATACATCAGTTAATGTATCATACACCTTTTGTTTATCATTTTCATATCCAATGAATTTAACTATATCAGAATGTTTATCTAACAATGGCTGTACGTAGGTATTCCAATATTGAGGATCGTTATTATTACCATATATTCGAATATCTTTATGATCATCCTTAAGAGCTCTTTGTATTGAAGTATGTACTTGTTTATTTTCGTCAATATTACCTATAATGCCAGCTACTCTTTGTTTAGATTGTTTAAACGGCGTTAAACGCTCGTGAGCATTTCCACATATAAACCACGAGAGACCTTTATAAACACCATGCCAGTTAATTTGCTCTTTATTTAAAAAATGAATCTTATCAAAAATATGAACAGGTTTCTCTTTAAGAGGATATAGAGCCTTTTCATGTAAACTTAAAACAAACTTATCAACATCCGGTCTAGTCTTTCTTACATCTAAAAAATGATATATAACTTTATCTGATTTCTTAGTACTAGCAATTTGTAAGTTGTCACCGCGGCATTTATCTAAATGCCATTCATGCGGTCCATACATTACACACTCATATCCGTTGTTGTTAAATAAGTTACATAAATTAATAAGTGCCGTAGTAGAGCCACCCGGATTACTCCATCCTGTAAATATTTTTATCATTAATTAATGTTTAATTATTGATTTAGATTTGTATAAAATGCAATAAATACTTAAAGATATGGCTAGGAAAAGACGGACCACGTCAGATTCTAACTCAACAGGAAAGACCGCACTCAGCGGAAAGCGAGTTAGCAGAAAAACAGTTATAAAAAATAACGAAATTGAAGAGATTATACAAAAAAATAGATTCTTAGATTTTGATATAAACCAAAAATATGAAATAACTCCTATTCATGAACAATTCCTTGAAACGTGCTTTAAGGATGAGTGTAAAATGGCTCTTGTTGACGGTCCTGCAGGTTCTGCAAAAACATATTTATCAACATATGTAGCGTTACAACTATTACGTACGCATAAGGTGCAAGAGATAATCTATATAAGAAGTATTGTAGAATCTGCTTCAAAAAGCATGGGATCTCTGCCCGGAGAAGTTGGTGAGAAGTTTTTACCTTGGTGTTTTCCTTTATTTGAAAAATTAAATGAATTTTTAGATAAAACAATGTCTACTAGCTTAATAACAGAAGAATATATTAAGTGTGTACCTGTTAATTATGTTCGAGGATTAACATTTAATAATTCGTGTGTTATTGTAGATGAAGCTCAAAATTTAACACAAGGAGAATTAGTCACAATTTTAACAAGATTTGGCGAAAATACAAAATATATAGTCACCGGAGACACACAGCAAAGTGACATAGGAAATAAAACCGGGTTCGCTCCAATTATAAATGCATTTGATGATAAGGAATCTTATGAGCGCGGAATGTATACATTCAAGTTTAGTGAAGTAGATATTGTAAGATCAGAAATATTAAAATATATTGTTAGTGTGCTACAGAAATTAAAGATGAAAAGTTAGAGCCTTGCGAATCCTCTCTAATAATGTTCGCCGATTTTGCCCGGTTTCAGCTAATCTAGAATATTCTAATTTGAAAGCGTCAATAAACTCCTGAGAAAGTTCAAATTTGCGAGGATAAAAAGACCGTACTTGTCTTGTCATATATCGTTCACATAATTTATTATAAGCGTTCATGTAATTATTTATTCATACGATCTTTCTTAATTTGTTCTTCTATAGCTTTTTGTAAATGAGAATGTTCCGTCGGATCTACGTCGTTCCATACTCCACTTAATGCCTTCATATCAGATAGCATATCTTCATCAATAAGATCTCCACCTCCAGTTAGATCACCGTCACCATCTAAATAAAGCTTAATTATCTGTATGCGTTCTCTTCTATTACCAAAAACTTCTATAATACCGGGTTTATCATCTTTAACAAAAAAGACACTTGCATCGTTATTCATATACTCTCGATGCATAGCTTTAAAAATATTATCAACTTCTTCTATAACCTTAGAATCAGTATCACGTAAATCATCTTCTTTAATCTCAACCGATGCAACTTTTGTAATAGGGGTAAAAAATATAATATCTATATTAGAAAAACTTTTTCGGACTCGTGGTATACAGTCTTGAACAAATTTTTCATCAATATCTAAATCAGATTGCTCAGTTGCCCACATACTATATACAAGATTATCTAACGGACATCTATCAAAAATGACATTATCTGATTGCCTATATTTCTTTTGCTCTTTGATCATAAAGTCTAAAATCTTTTTTTGTGTTTTCTTATTTGTCTTCGAAGAATGATCAAAATTATTTTCTTTAATAATATCTCTATAAGTTTTCTTAGGTGTCGTGTAACTAGGCCATTGCTCTAAAAAATCCTTAATTAAAGTAGTCTTTCCCTGACATGCTGTCCCGCTAATTGCAATCCTCATATTGTTTAATATTTATTTGATTATACTTTTAAGGCCATATCCCATACTAATAAATGTAATCTAGGACTAAAATTAAACCTATACCTTTTAGCTAGCTCGGCAACCATAGGAGCCTTCTCTATATGCTCTTCTCTGCTACCACAACACGGCATTAACCATACCCTACCTGTAGGAATATCAAACGGTGTAATATATTTACCAAAGACTTCATCGATATCTGACTCTTTATCAATAACAAACTTAAAACCAGATCCATTTATAGAATGCCAATCTAAAACCGGATGTTTATATCGCCTAGCTTCCGGGTCTCCATTATTACTCATCTTAGGAGAAGTAGTAAATGTTGCACCGACTCTCAACCACTCTGGATCTGGTAAGATTGTTGCGTTAGTCTCAAAATCTATCCGAGGAACCCAGCCCCATTCGACCTCCATATACTCTAAAAACTTTAATAGTGCCTTTTGTTGTACTAAGGGCTCTCCGCCGGTGATTTTTAATAGAGCACCATTGTATAAATGATCTTTATATCCACTACTTTCAAAGAAATCAAAAATTTCTTTAAGAGTAAGCTTATTTTTCACACTCCAAGAAATATAACTATCACAACCATATGGTGAATCTTCAGAAGCAAATCCTTGACATGTTAAATTACATATTGAAAGACGCATGAATACAGAAGGGTAACCTACAAA